TGACCGAGGCGGGATACGCGCTCAACCGGCAATCCAGACAAGCCTTGGTTGGCGACGTGTCCCTGACGATCACTGTAGGGCCGCGCAACCGATCCAGGGACTTGGACAATTGCATTAAGGCCCCCCAGGACTTGCTCCAGGCCCACGGCATAATCGCCAACGACTCACAGGTGATCGATGTCCGCGCGCGGTGGAGCGATGAAGTCAAGGGCTGCCAAATCGACATACGGGAGACGTGACGGATGGGCCAAGTCATCCACCTCCCGACCATAGAAGAACTGGACGCCCGGCAGCCGCTCACACTGCGAACCGCCGCACTCCAAGCATACGAGGACGGAATCACGGCGGCATGGCGAGCCTATGACCGCGCGGAACCGGGCCAGCAACGGGGCGCGGACATGCTCCATGGCAAGCGAGACGCCTGGCTGGCCTTCGCGACCGAGGGAACCCGAATGCTTCATGAAGTGGAGATTTGAGATGTTTGATCGAGACAAAAGAGACGCTGAAATCGTTGCCGCATATAAAGCCGGTGCGTCGCCCGTTGCACTGAGCAAAGCCTGGGGGTTACGGCGGGCGGCAATTTGTAAAATTCTTAATGACGCGAGGATTGCGGTTCACGGCAAGGACATCATCCGGCGCTACCAGAAAGGCGAGCGGCCAACCGATATCGCCGCCAGTCTCAAATTCACGCACGGCCAGGTCACTGGTTATTTGAAAGCCAAGAAGGCCCTAAAGCCGAAAATAATAGGCGGCATTGCAGGGCTTAATGACCGAGGCGTCAAGAAAGCCCCGGTGGACTTCGATTGGGGGCGCGGCTTTGGTCGAGACAACGTAGAGCCCGATCCGCGCGAGACGCATGGCCGCATGTGGCATGCCAGCACTCACATCCCCACGGCATCGTCCGCAGACCTAGCGGCGAGGGGTTAGCATGGCGCGCAAATCGTTATCGAAGAAAGCCCGGTTTGAAGTCTTCAAACGAGACAAATTCCAATGCCAATATTGCGGTGAGTCTGCGCCAGACGTGGTTCTCCATGTAGATCACATTCGGCCTGTCGCGGAAGGTGGCGACAACGAGATGATGAACCTTGTGACGTCCTGTGCCGGATGCAACTTGGGGAAGGGCGCCAAGCGCCTTGATGATCATTCCGAAGTTCAAAAACAACGTGATCAAATTGCCGAACTAGAGCAGCGCAGACAGCAGCTTGAAATGATGATGGAGTGGCGATCCGGGCTTCACGACATTGAAGACGATGCCCTATCGCGCCTAAGCGACTACATCGGCGAGCGATGGTTCTATGTCCCGAATGAATCCGGCAAAGCCGATCTCAGAAAATGGATAAAGAGGTTTTCTTTCCAGGAGATCCTTGAAGCGGCGGAGTCGGCGTTTACTGAGATCGCCGAGGTGCAAGGTGAGAGGGTTACCAAAGAGTCTTGGGAGCGCGCCTTCAAAAAGGTGCCGGCGTTCGCGAACGTCAGAAGGCGGCAGAAAGACAAGCCGTATCTTGGCGAACTCTTCTACATCAGAGGCATTGTCCGAAACAGAGTGCGCTGGCGCCAATACGATTGCATGGCGATTACTGAGAGCGCGTTTCTCGCGGGCGTGCCGCTGGACGCTATCGCAGACCTGGCAAGGAATATCGACAGTGTTGATGAATTTGAAGGAGGTTTGGATGACCTAAAGGCCGTCGCTGAGGGGGAGGCGTAGCGATGCCGTCTATCCAGTGGTTCCCCCTCCACATCGAAGATTACCGACGTGACACGCAAGCCCTGTCGACACTCGAGCACGGCGCCTATCTACTACTGATGCATGAATACTATTCCAGACAAAAAGCCCTTCCCGATAACGATCGGAAACTGGCGGGCATAACCAAAATGACTCTTCCGGACTGGCTGGATATCCGGCCCTCTATCGAAGAGTTCTTTCAAGTTGCTGATGGCCTCTGGAGGCATAAGCGCATTGATCTCGAAGTCGAGAAAGCGCAAAGCCTGTCGGACAAGCGTCGCAAGGCTCGCGAAGGTGCCAACAAACAGCCCACAATTGTGGGAACAATTGATAGCACAAATGACCCCACAATTGATGCCCACACGGGCGCGTCACACTTAACACTTAACACTTCCGTTTCTAACGAAACGGGCGTTCCGCCGAACTTGGATGATCCAAAGGATTGGGTTTGGAAGGACGGCCTCGCATGGCTCGCCGAGCAAACGGGGCGAACCCAGCAAGCTATCCGTCCCCAGGTCGGGCGGTGGTGCAAGCAATTTACCGAAGACGCGGTGCAAGCGGTTCTTGTTGCGACGATTGCCCGCAAGGATGGGCCGCCCGCCGATCCAATCTCATGGATTGAGGCTTGCCTGAAGCGCAAGTCGGCTGGTTCGCCCGAGCAATCCACGGGGGGCGAGCGGGAGCGTGATTGGCCGGCGCGCCTGGCCAAATACGAGATGGGTGGTTTCTGGCCGGAAAGGTGGGGGCCGCGTCCTGAAGACCTGTCTCGGAATGATTCTCAAATCCCGATGCCGGTATTAGCCGCTTGGCGAGCCGCGAACCTGTCCGCCGACACCATGAGGGCCGCTGAATGACCAAGCTCCCAACTTTTGCCGTCCCGGATTGCTGGTTCCGGCACGAATTCAGCATTACCCGCGCCTATGGCTGCACCCTTGCCGAGGCAAACGGCATAGCGGAGCCGAAGACGGCTTTTCAGAAGGCTGTGAGCGTCCTCGGTCCGATACGAGCATGGAAGGGCCGCGACGGGTGGATGCTGGACCAGCGGCTCGCCGCGCCTGCGGAATTCATCCGCGCGGCACAGGCGCAAGTCGACTCACGAAACAATCGGATAGCGGAGGAGGGATAGCGATATGGGCAGGAAGTCCGCGAAGCAAAAGCAGAAAAACAAAGCCGATCGCCCGCCCGCTCTCGCATTGGCCGATGTCGGGCCGAAAGAGCGCTATCAGCATGGCGACGTAATCGAGAGGCGCGAAACCATTCAGGCCGGCGTGAAGGGCGCGAGGGTGCTCACGGTATCCATGATCGACCGCTACCGGCACAAGAAGCAAATCACGGTCAAGCAATCGGACGCGGCGCTAAAGCTGCGGGCGGATTGGGAGATGGCGGGCCGTCAAATGGCGGTGACCGGCACCTATGGCCAGGCGGGGCAGGGCAATCCCGAGATGTCTGACATGGCCGCGCTGGCGAGTGCTCGTTATGTGAAGGCCACGCGCGCCGTTGGTGTCGAGCTATCGCCGATCCTGGTTCACGTCGCCTTGCTGGACGGCAGCGCATCGGATTGGGCAAGAGGGCGCGGCGACATCCCGCAATCGGGCATCGCGGTACTACGTCTAGCGCTTGATGCATTAGCGAGACACTATGGGTTGACATAGCGTGATGCTGAGTGGCATACTTTCGTCAGTGTCCAGTGGTGACACAAAAATCAACCCGCTCCCGAGCAATCGGCGGCGGGTTTTTGATTCCCGCTCTGAATCAGGCGCAACCTGGTAGTAGGAGCCACCCGGCGGGGTTTCGGCCCCGTCCTTCAATTCAAACGTCCTGGCACGGACACAACGACGCTATGGGGCGATGCCAGCCCCGCGCTTCCCGGCGACGGAAAACGCAAACAGCCATCCAGCGGGCTGAGGCAGGATGGGTTGGGGGATGTTCCTGGCCGGCGTCGTCTTGCGGGGTAGCGCCCCCAAAGGTGTACGCGCCCCGCTCCAGACAACCGGCGTAATGGATGACTCATGCAAGTCCACAATGTTTGGCCCAAAGACACAAAAAAAGATAATCCTGAATGGTCTCGATTGGTCCGCCGTCGACCATTCAATGCCAAACCCAAGCAAAGGTTTTCTATCGAGTGCAAGGCGAAAAAAATATCACGAGAAAAGCGGGCGAGAGAGTTGGGGTGGACCGAGAAGAGCGAAGCCGTGCGGCGCCAGGGCGGCAAACTCGCGCTAAGTGAAATCAACGCAAAGAAAAACCCGGCGCTCGCGTTGGAAAGCACTTTCCTCGATCGGCGGGAAGCAAACGGATAGCGGCTCGGATCAGTTTTTTAGAGACTCGCCCCGGAATGACCCGGAGCAGTCCAAGCGCCTGGGATCTTAAACAAGGTCCACCGTCAACCAGGCGTGAGGGATATGGAGAGCGACATGAACGGCACGGAACGAAGCGGTATCGAGGGCGCAAGAGATATCCGGAATTAGGTAGCAAACGCACCTAGTCAACAGGCGTGGGCTCTTGGCTAAAAATTTGACCCAAGCCCCATAGAGATTAATTTGCTGGATGATCTGTTTTCATCGAAGGATGTCCTTCCTCTCCCCGAAAATGATCCTGAAAAGAGTTACCAGGTCCGACGAGACTTTCTCCGACGGGAGATGTTGAGACATGCAAAGAATTTTTGAGAAATTTGGCCCTATATTTGCCGCCGTCGCGTGTTTTTGTGCTTTGTATTTTGAACGTGAGATTGTGCTTGATCTGTTTGATCGGCACCAGCTGCAAACCGACGGACTGTATACCGCGATTTTTGATTGGTCGGCGATTCAGACAGGCTTTCTGTTCGGAGTTTACGGTTTTATGGCCAGTAAACGCGACGGGTTCATTGGGGAAATTAGGGAAACCTATGCTATGGCATGGTTTCTCTCGTACATTAAGCGGGCAACTTTCATCGGATTTATTTTAACATTTTCATCAATTCCTTTGATTATCATTTCGCCAAAGGTAGGGGTGGAGCACAATCAAAGCTTTGTTTGGGTGGCGGGCTGGTTCTCCCTTTTCATTTGGGCCTTTCTGGCCTTTGCCAGGGTCGCGTATATTTTTGGGTTAATGGCCCGCATCAAAGACAAGGAAGACCTTGGGGCGTAGGTGGCATCCCGTTCAATCTTCTAGCCGAACGGCACGCTGTTCACCCTGACGGCAGCGGCAGCGATGAACCACCCGGTTAGCCGGAAGTGGAAGGGGTATTGGCAGCGATGACTAATTGGGTTGAGACGACCCCGGTGCCGATTCCTGCACCTCGTCCAAGTTTGAAAGCCATTCGATTAGCGCCGGAATTGAAATTCCCTCAAGGGAAAGGTCTAGTTCTGAGTTTCCATCCAGTTCAAGAGTCAGGACCGGAACCCCTTCCGTCGATACTGCGCCACGCAGGCTCGTGACTTTCGGGGGGCTTGCGAGCCAGAATGCGCGACGATCTAACCCCTTAAGGCTGGATAATTGAGCCTTTTGGGCGACCCCCATCTCTCTCAATATGCCGGAGATCAAATTAGACCATTGGGTTCCGCGAATCCTGATGGATGCTTCGGTGCCGTCTTCACCGCGGAAGAAAATCTCTGAATCCTCGCCAGTTTGCGAATGGCGCGATCTCATGCTTTTTAGGGCCATAAGGCGTCTCCCATGGGCCGGGATGAACCAAATAGCCCTGGAGTACATCGGGCATCCTCGCACCGAGGCGCTGGTCGAAGAATATCGCGCGAAGATCGCGGGTGAGTGAGGGGCTGGTAAGCCCAAGACTTCAATCGTTTGAAAGGAAGCAACATGCTTTCCCAAGTAACGTATATCGAGCGCGCCGACGACGAGCCGCTGATTTTGAAGGGCGCTCTATCTGAGGGGCAAGTCCTGGAGGCGGCAATCGACGCCACAAGCTACCGGCATTTCGGATGCACGGCCAATGGCGGCAGCCAGTCAATCCCCATCGAGGCCATCGACCGCCAAGCGCTGGGAGTGGTCGAGGAACACGCGCCGACGAAGCGCCGGGGCCGGAAGAGGGTTGAAGCGCCTGATGGTTGATGCGTGGGATGGGGGCGAAATTGATAAACTTGCCCGCGACTTGTTTGGGCTCCCGCTTTGGATGCGCGCGAGGATCGTCGAGACTGGCCAGCAGGTTCGCCGGTGTAAGTCCGTGACCTTCGCCCCTCTTGACGACACGCCAAATCGCTACGACACAACCGTGACGGTGACGTTCCATGGCTGGGCGTAAACCTGCGGGTACAGCCAAAAGGCAGCTTCCGAAAGCGATGGAGGCTCATCAGTTCAAGCCCGGCCAATCCGGCAACCCAAAAGGGCGCGGCAAAGGCGTTCGCAACAAGCTAGGCGAGGCGTTCTTGGAGGCCCTCCACGAGGACTTCAACGAGCATGGCGCCGACGCGATCGTCAAATGCCGCCAGGACAGCCCCGTTGCTTACGTCAAGGTCTTGGCCAGCATCTTGCCGAAGGATCTCAATGTCACAATCAACCCGTTGGAAGAACTGACAGATGCCGAGCTTATCGAGCGGATCGGAGAACTCCGGGACGCCGTTGACTCCGCTCTTGGTGGAACTGGCGCGGCTGCAGGCGGAACGGAAGAGGCGACTAGACACTAACCTTCTCGCCCGATACCGGCCTTATTCCAAGCAGAAAGATTTCCACCACGAGACGGTCCGCGAGCGGCTGTTCATGGCGGGCAACCAACTCGGGAAGTCCTGGGCGGGGGCTTTCGAGTGCGCGATCCACCTGACTGGGAAGTACCCGGATTGGTGGGAAGGCAAACGCTTCAAAAAGCCTGTGATTGGCTGGGCGGCGGGAGAGACGGGCGAGGTTGTCCGCGACACCATCCAACGGTTGCTGTTGGGCCGCGTTGAGCCCTGGGGGACGGGGGCGATCCCGCAGGCGGATGTGATCAGCGCTGATTCCGCTCTCGGCACGCCAGGTTTGAAGGGCGTCATCAAGGTTCGTCATGTGTCGGGCGGTGAAAGCCAATTAACGCTGAAGTCGTACAATCAGGGGCGGGAGAAGTTCCAGGGCGAAACGCTCGACTTTTGCTGGTTTGATGAAGAGCCGCCGATTGACATCTTCACCGAGGGGCTGACGCGCACGAATACGACGCAAGGGCCGATTTGGATGACGTTCACGCCGCTCAAAGGTATGTCCGATGTTGTGGTGAGGTTTTTGATGGAGGAAAACCCTGACCGCTCGGTTACTCAGATGACCATCGAGGACGCCGAGCACTATTCGCCGGAACAGCGTGAGAAGATTATCGCCAGCTACCCAAAGCACGAACGGGAAGCCCGGACGAAGGGCGTGCCGATTATGGGCTCGGGTCGCGTCTACCCGATCCCGGAAGAGGAAATCACCATCGCGCCGTGCCCGATCCCGCCGCATTGGGCGCGCATCGTGGGCATGGATTTGGGCTGGGATCACCCGACAACCGCCGTTTGGCTGGCGTGGGACAAGGACACGGATACGATTTACGTCACGGACGCCTATCGTAAGAGTGAGACTGTCCCAGCGATGCACGCGGCGACGATCAAGGCCAAGGGTGGTTGGATGCCGGTGGCCTGGCCTTCGGACGCTGGGAGCCACGGCAGGGACGGCGCAACGCCGCTTGTCGAGCAGTATCGCGGCCACGGGTTGAAGATGCTCAAGGACCGCGCGCAATTCGATGACGGCGGCGTGTCCGTCGAGGCCGGCCTCATGGAGATCCTGGAAAGGATGGAAACGGGGCGGTTTAAGGTGTTCGCTCACCTCAATGAGTGGTGGGAAGAGTTCCGTATCTATCATCGCAAGGACGGCAAGATCGTTAAGGAACGCGACGACTTGATGGATGCGACCAGATACGCGGTGATGATGAAGCGCGAGGCCAGGACGAAGCCGGCACCTCACAAGCCCATCAACGTCAATACAAGCTGGGTCGAGTAACGCACCCATTCCAAAGAGGTTGCAAATGTCTCAAGCACTAGCTGTCCGCGTTGCGCGGCTGGATCAATCCCTCACGGCTGCGCTTGATCTGATCTCGGATCTCCGTGCGAAGTCTGCCGCTCTCGAAGAGCGCATCGAGGATCTGGAAACGCGGCCAGCCGATGTTTCTGGGGCGGTCGTTGAAATCATGCCCCGCAAGCGCGGGCGCCCGAGAAAGCTGGCCAATGTCTGATTCATCCCGATCCGATAGCAAGCTTAGGGCGGCGTTATCGTCGCAACTGCGCTCGGCTATTGGGTATGACAATGACGAGCTGTCGTCCGAACGCGCCACCGCTTGGCGTTATTACATGGGCGAGCAATCGACCCTGCCGAGCATTCCGGGACGATCGAAGGTCATGTCCCGTGACGTTTACGAGACGGTCGAAACGGTCATGCCCTCGCTTGTCCGGGTGTTCTTGGGCACGGACCAGGTGTTCCGATTTGAGCCCGAGGGAGAAGAGGACGAAGAAGCCGCGCAACAGGCGACGGATTACGTGTCGTGGTTGATGCGGCGCAACAACAATTTTAGGCAGTGTTTCGACTGGATCAAGTCGGCATTGATTTACAAAAACAGCGCGCTGCACGTCTGGTGGGAGGAATCCGAAACCGAAGTTACCGAGGAATACACCGGCCTTAGCGTTGATGAGATGACGGAGATCGTCAACGACGAGAGCGTGACGGTTGAAGAGATTGAAGAGTACCCGGCGGAGGTTGAAATGCCCGCCGAGCCGCAAATGCCACCGCAGCCGCAAATGCCACCGCAGCCGATGGGGCCGGATGCTGGCGGCATGCCTCAAGCGCCGATGCCGGGGGATGTTGGCGGGGTTATATCGATGCAAGGGCCGACGATGCTCTTTGACATCAAGATCCGCCGCGTCAAAACCAGCGGCGAAATCAAGATGGAGGCTCTCCCGCCCGAAGAGTTCTTGACCAACAGCCGCGCCAAGTCTTTGGAAGACGCGCGCATGGTGGCCCGGCGCACGCGGGTATCGAAGAGCGACTTGTTGAAGCGCGGCTATGACGAGACGGAAGTCGAGAGCCTGAGCGCCGACGATGATCTGTATGAGGAAACCGAAGAGCGGTTTGACGACCTCGAATACGATGACGACAACGACGCCACGGATGCGGCGGCGCAACTGTGCCGGATCTATGAGGTCTATATCCAGTTCGATTATGACGGCGACGGCGAGACCGAATGGCGGCGAGTGGTCATGGGCAACGGTCCGGACTCTCCGGTTATTTTCGAGAATGACAAGCACGAGGGATTGCTTCCGTTCTGCGAGCTAACGCCGATCATCCTGCCGCATCGCCGCATCGGGCTGTCAATGGAGGACGGGTCGCGAGAGGTCCAGCGGTGGAAGTCGACCTTGCTGCGGATGATGATGGACGGGCTTTATCACTCCGTCTTCCCGCGCAAGATCGTGGACATGAACCAGATCGAGCCGGAGTTCTTCAACGACGTGTTGAACCAGGCGCCGGACGCCATCATCCGCGCCAAGGGGCCGAACGCGATCGTGCCGCTCCAGACGACCTGGGAAGGCCAGCGCGCCTTTCCGATGCTCGAATATGTCGATGGTCAATTGGTCCGCCGAACCGGCGTCACCCCGATGGGGCCGGATCTTAATCCGAACGCATTGCAGCCGGAGACGGCGGAGAAGGTCCGCGAGGATAGCAATCAGGGCCGCGAGCGAACCGAGCTTATCACGCGCGTGTATGCGGAGACGGGGTTCAAGCAACTGGCCCGGTTGATGCTCCATCTCGTGACCAAGCACCAGGACAAAGAGCGGATCATTCGCCTTCGCGGCAATTGGGTGCCGATGGACCCGCGCTCGTGGAACGCGGGTATGGACATCAAGGTGTCTGTTGGCTTGGGAACCGGCAACCGCGATCAGCAGATGCAGCGCTATATGGTGATCGCTCAGAAGCAGGAGCAGATCCTACAGGTCGCGGGGATGCAAAACCCGCTGGTCACCATGAGGAACTATTACAACACGTTGGAGAAGATGGTCGAGGCGGCGGACTTGCCGGACGTTGATATTTTCTTCACCGACCCGGACAAAAACCCGATGCCGCCGCAACCGCCGGGGCAAGATCCGAAGGTGGTTGAGGCTCAGGGCAAGATGCAAATGGAGATGCAGAAGCTCCAAATGCAGCAGCAAATGGACGGCCAGAAGATGCAAGCCGAAGCGGCCATGGCGGAGAAGAAATTACAAGCCGATTCCGCTCT